CGCCGCGAGGTCTTCCATCGCCTTCTCGAACCGCGGCAGCTCCTCCTCAGCCGCCGGCTGGACGTGCGGCAACGGGGCGTTCTTCACGGTGCCGTACTCCAGGATGTTGCCGAGCGCCCCCTGGCGCTTGCCCTTGTCCGGGCCGATCTCGGCGGCCGGGCCGCGCAGCCCCATCCACGTGTCGTAGGTGATGCTGGACGGGTACGCCGGGGCGCTCGGATGGCCGCTGATCCGCTGCCGAGCGCCGGTCTTGATGTTGAGCGCGCCCTTCGCTACCACCTTCGCCGCCTCGCCCGGGGCGTCGCTGATGGCTCGGTCCATCTTGGACACCCAGCGGTCCAGGTCCCCGCGCTCCACCCGCAGAGTCACGTCCGCTCCACCACCCCAAGCCGCCGCGCCGTCGCCTGCGTCTTGTGCGCCAGATCGCGGACGATGAACGTCCTGCCGGGCAGGTCCGGGTCGTGCGCCGACCGCGTGACCGTGACCTCGTCACCAACCCCGAGACCCACCACCGACATCGGCACGTGCACCTCCAGCCGCAGCACCAGCACGCGCGCCTCGCCGGGCTGCTGCTCCTGCGCCTGGACCGGGGGCTGCTGCACCCGGCACCGGCCCGCGTAGAGCTGCTCATAGGTCGGCGTAACCACGCCACCCGGGCCGGTCGTCTCACCGGTCCGCCGGCGGATGACGCACTGGTCGACCATGAGCCGCTCGGCGGCGGCCCGGCCGCGGGCGAGGGCAGTCGCTACGCTCACGGCCCACCCCCTACCGCGACACCGTGACGTAGGCGCTGGCGCCGTACGCGTCAGCGATGGCCTGCCGCATGTGCTCGGTCATCTGCATCCGCGCGTCCGCCTCGGCGTAGCTGACCCGGTGGTCGTCGATCGCCTCGGACGTGACACCGTCCGGGTTGCCGTAGCCGAGCCGTGCGAGCGACAGGCACGCGTCGCGGGCGAGTTGGAGCCACGGAGATTCAGCCGAGTAGCCGTGGGTGTAGGCGACCGTGACCTGGGTCGGTCGCGAGCAGCTAGCGCGCCACCCTGCCGGCCGCCAGAGCATCTGCTTCGACAGCCGCCAGTCCGTGACCGGTGTACCCTCGATCTCTACGCCCGTCACCGAACGGACCGGGTGCTGTGGCAGCGCGAGGTACTGGTCGCAGTCCGACGGGTCAACGTCGATCACAGCGGTGTCGGCGACATCCACGATGCGCTGTCCGCCGGCCGCGCGCTGAACCTTGGCGGTGGCGAGTTCGACCAGCATCTGCATCGTCGCCTGCTGTCCGGCAGTCAGCGACGTGTAGTCGAGCTGCAGCAGGGAGGCGAGATCCTGCGGCGTCGCCAGTTGGTCAGCCACGGACCCCGCCTCCCTTGCGCCTAGGACTCGTCGGACTTCGCCGCCTTATACGGCGCCTTTTTTGCGGGCGTCTTCTTCGGTTCGTCGAGGATGACCAGCTCGCCAGCTTCCACCCGCGTCTTGAACGTGCGCTCGTCCATTGCGGGGCTGGGGACCGTAACAACGGCCTCTGCCCCGTTCGGACCGCGCACCCGGTAGCGGGCCATCAGGAGACGATGATGTCCGCGGCGGCCAGCCCGGTCGGCCTGACCACCTTGGCGCCGTACAGGTGCAGACCCTTGAGGCCGTCGGCGAACCGCTTCTCCATGCGGAACGCCTCGGTCCGGGCGATCTGCTCCGCGTAGGACACCGCGCCCGGGTAGCCGGCGATCATGAGCTTTCCGGTGCCCGCGCCCGGCCCATCAGGGGCGTTGTTGCTCTTGAGCACGTTGAAGCCGAACGCCCGCCCGATCTGGCCGTTGCGCAGCGCATCGCTCGTTCCGGACGCGTCGACCGGCACGAACAGCTGCGAACGCAGCAGCAGGCCCTCGAAGGCCGGGGTGACGACGACCCAGCGGCCTTCGGTCGGCACGCTGGCCTCGTCGAGCTTGGTCTTGAGGTCGATCAAGACCCCCTCGGCGCCGACGGCGTCGCTGATGGTCGCCTCGGCGATCAGGTTGCCGGCGTCGACGTCGGTCGCCATCAGCCCGGCGAGGTACTGGTCAGCGACGTCACGCAGGCCGTACGCGGCCTCGTTCGCGGCCTCGGTCATCACGTCGCCGCGCGCCTGCCGGGCTTCGATGTCGTCGACCTCGAACGCGAAGTACTTCGCCTGGTTGATGGTCAGCGAGCGGGTCGCGTCGTCGACATCCTCGATGGTGATGTCGTTGTGCGCCGTGTAGGTGCCGATCGTGGGCCGGCCGACGCTGGTGATGTGCACGGTGTCGCCGTACTGGCTGATCTCGCCCTCGTAGTTGCGGTTCACCACGCCGGGGCCACCGTAGACGAGCGCCTTCTTCAGGCTGACGAGCAACTGCGCCGACCACACCTCGGGGATGAAGTTGGCGATGGCCATGATGTTCTCCTGGCTACTTGATGCCGAGGAGATCGTTTAGACGTCCCTCGGCCTTGGCTTTGACGATCGCCTCCGGGCTCATGCCCTTCAGGTCGTCGCGGGTGAGTTGCGCCGGCTTGCTCCCCTTGCGGGCGCCGCCGTCTGCGCTGCCCTGGAACCGTCGTCCGCCTTGCGCGGCCAGGTGGGGCTTCTTCTTCAGCAGGTCGTCGAGAGCTTCCTCAATCGCCTCAACGTCGACCTTGCCGTCGTCGACGAACTCGTCGACTCGCGACGCCAGCAGTGCGCGGGCGTCCTCCGGGTCGGCGAAACTTTTCGCTGCCTTCGCCTCGACCTTGTCCAGCGCCCGGTCCCGCAGCACCTCCGCGCGGGCCTCGGCATGCGCCTGCTTGCGGATCTCCTCCGGGTCCGGCTGGTCGTCGTCCTTGCCCTGCTGGGCCTTGAGGGTGGCGAGTTCCTGCTCGAGGGCCTTGCGCCGGTCGCGCTCGGACTGCCACTTGCTTTTCATGGCGTCGAGGGCTTTCTTGCCGGCGTCGCCGAGCTTGTCGGCGCCGTCGGGGTCGTCTTGGTCGTCGTCGCCGGTCGAGCTCGAACCGGCGTCGTCGTCGCCATCGCCGCCGTCGTCAGCGCCGCCCTTCACCGGCCAAATCGGGGCGCCGTTGCGGCGCAGGCCGATCGCGGTCAGCCCGGTAAACGGGTGAACGGGCAGGTCCGACCCAACGGCCGGAAGCTGAATGTTCATGTGTTGACTCCATTGCGGGGTCGGCCCCGCGCCTTGCGCGCGGGGAAGTCAGAGGATGTAGCCGAAGTGACGGAGCAGCCGGATCGCTTCGTCACGGTCGCCGCCAGCGAGGGCGTAGATGCTCTCCGGCATCAGCCGCGGGGGCTTCGCCGAGCGGTAGCGGGCGCCAGCCCGCTTCACGCCGGTGTCCAAAGCGCCCAACCGCCGGCCGGCGACACCCCGGGTCGTGACACCTTCGGTGGTGATGTAGAGCTGGCGGCCGTACACGTCGACCGCCTCGAGGCGTCCCCGCTTGCGACCACCGCGCAGCGCCCGTGCCTCTTCGGCGGTAATGCGGGCGCCAGCCGGCGCCAGTCCGCGAGCCCCCCGCCGGGCGTTGACGACCTGGCTGATGTCGGCGCCGTCGCGGATCGCCTGCGCGCCGGCCCGCGTGAACACCCGGTCCTGCTCCTCGCGGCTGAGGCCGTCGAAGTAGGCGCGCGGGTTGGTGCGGATGTCACCTGCGGTGTTCTCGCTCGCCGGAACGTGGATGCAGTCGCAGCGGGGGTGTCGCGTGAAGCCCTGGTTCCATCGGAACCGCTTGCCGGCCAGGATCACGCAGCGGTCACACGACTTGCCGACCAGCATCCGTACGTAGCCGGACGCCTGCCGCTGCGCGGCCAGGGCCACCCCGTCAGCCACCCGGCCGGCGTCGGCCACCTGCGTGGCGACGATCAGCTGTAGTGCCGCCTGCCCCGATGCGAGCGCCTCACTCTGCGTCGCGCCGCCAGCCAGCGCGACCTTGCTGGTGATGACCGGCTGCCGCAGCAGCACATCCAGCTCTCGGCCGTCGGAGGCGACCCCGGCGAACGCGTCGGCGTTGACCCTCACCGGCTCGGCGGCGATGTCCTGCTCGGCGAGCACCGCCGCGAGGTAGGCGTCAGCCGCGCCGGCGGACTCCCGCTGCGCCGCGGTGAGCGCGACGAGCAGCCGCAGTATCAGCGGCTCCCACGACCGGGCGATGTCGCCCGGGTCGAGCTGCTTCCACAGCTTCGCAGCTTCCCGCTCGAGCGCCCGGGCGAGCCTCGCGCGGCGCCGGTAGTGAGCCAGTGCCACGCTGCGCGCGGACACCGGCTACTCCTCGGTGGTGGGGACCTCGGGCGGAGCGCCGGCGGCTTGCGAGCGGGCGAGCGCCGCGATCGGGTCCCGGTCCATCTCGCTCTCGCGCATCGCCATCACCCGTGCCAACTCCGGCTGCGACAGTCCGTACCGCTCGGCCAGCCACGCGAACGGGAAGCCGATCGTCTGCAGCTTCACCAGCGCGTCCACCCGCTGAGCCTCGGAGTGGTTTTCGGCGTCCTTCCACTGCACGACACCGAACCGGGCCTGCTCAGCGAGCGCCTTGTTGTTGCGCACCAACGCGAACAGTCGGAAGACCTCACGCGCGGCCGGGCCGAGGAACAGGTGCATCTCCTTGACCTTCATCGTCAGCCCGGTCTCCGCGGCCCGCATCCCGTCCGCGTTGATGTTCGCCATCCCCTTGCCGAGGACCAGGTAGTGGGGCGGTGTGCGGGTCTGCGCGGCGATGTGTGTGACCGCGGTCTCGATGACGTTGGTGAACACGTCGAGCTTGGCCGCGTCCCATTGGCCGATCTTCGCGTTCGCGCCGGTCAACCACAGGATGCGATCCTGAGCCAGCTTCCGCAGGTCAACGGCCTTTTCGCCGACCTTCTGCCCGTTCTCATCCAGGATCGGGATCTTCGGTGGCTCCTGCCCCATGACGACGCGGGCAGGCATCGAGGCGAAGTCGGCGGCAGTGAACAGGTACGCCCACAACAGGTTGATCGCGTCCTGCATCGCCATCGTCCCAGCGATGTCGGACAGCGGCTCCCCGCCCAGCACCGGCCGGTTGGGGAACTCCACGACCGGCACCACACCGAGCGGGTTCGGCATGGGGTTCTGCTCGACACCCTCGCGCAGCTGCCACCCCGACGAGCCCATGAACGGCACCGCCAGACCCGATGTCGACTCGAAGAACTCGTAGCCGCGCGCCCCGGGCACCAGCTCCACCGTCCCAGCCACCCGGTTGTGCGGGCGCTGCCACTTCCACACCTCATCCGGGGTGTAGAGGGTGGCGAACTCGGTGGAGTCGTCGACCCACGTCTTCAGCGCGGCCACGCGCCGGCCGGGGTGCTCGACGTCGTAGCCGACAGCCACCTGATCGGGGCGCTCCCACGTTGCCACCGGCTCGTCGTTGTCGTCGCCCCACACCAGCACGTACGAACGGCGGGCGATGATCGACGACAGGAACCCTTGACTCGACTGGGCTTCCATGCCGTTGGCCTGCCAGTCGCGCCACAGCAGCTTCTCGGCATCCGACCGCCCTGGGTCGTCGTCGAGCCGGAAACCGTCGAGGCGCAGCCGCTCGTTCGGCGAGTTGCCGACCGGCTGACACCAGTTGTCGCAGAACTCGCGGTAACGCGCGGCGTGGTACTCCGCCCATTTGTCGCTTGCGAACTTCAGCTTCTGCTTGCCGCGGTAGTAGTCCTCGGCTGTCTGCACGTCCGCGCGCCGCGCCGCGATGACATCGTAGAGCTTCTGCGTCTGGGCGAGGGCCGCCTCGGCGGTCAGTGCCACGCGACCCCCCTCTCAGGCGCTGTAGGCGTACGAAGACTCGCTCTCGACGGCCAGTCCGGCAGCGATCGAGTCGAGGCGGGCCTGCCACGACAGTCCGCCCGCCATCGCTAGGTCGATCTTGTTTGGCGAGTCATGGCGTTCCTTGCTCATGACCCACAACGGCTTGCCATCGTCGTCAACGAGGTTCAGCTCGCGCTTCTGCGCCGCGCCGATGTGCCGGGCGAACACGGCGTCCCCGTCGTTGGTGACCTCGCCACCCTTGATGGCCCCGGCGTAGTTGGCGCACATCGTGGCCGTCTTCCGAAGGTTCCGCGAGTCCGTGTAGAAGTACACAACCCGCTTCATCCCGTACCGACCGGCCCAGTTCGCCAGCGGATCATCCCAGCCTTGCGCCGGGTCGCCGTACAGCCGCAGCACGTTGAAGGTGGCGAACAGCTGGTCGACCAGTTCGTCGACCTCACCCGTAGGCACCTCGCCGCCGGGGCAGTCCTCCGGCACCCACAGTCCGTACCGCGTCTGGAATCCGGTCTGGACGTGGGTTACGACCAGCGCGGTCGTATCCTTCCAACGCGACCCGTCAAATCCGGCGGTCACCATCGCATCGCGCGGGATGGTGAAGTTCGGCCGTGCCAGGTCGTCGCGCCACCGCTTGGCGTCGAACGCCTGCGCGGCTGACTTCGTCCACCGGTTGAGCCACACCCGCTCGAGGTACGTCGGGTCCGCGTTCGGGCGGTCCCACTGCTTGGCGATACCGCGCAGGTCCGACCAGTCAGCCGCCGGGCCGGACGCCTCGCGGATCGCCTCCACGCGGCCCTCGAGCGTCGTCAGATCATGGCCGGGCGACGCTTCGCGGTGGAAGTAGAACAGCTCCGGCTCTTCGATCTCGCCGCGGGCTATCGCCTCGGCCTCGTCCTTGTCCTCTTCTGCCACCGACCCGCCACCCGGCTCGCCGGCCGTCGTGGTGCCGAGCGACCATGGGTCATCCAGCGGCCGTTTCGGAAGGTTCGCCTCCATCGTGTGGTAGGCGCTTACCAGGCGCGGCGTGTCCAGCCGGTGCGTTTCGTCGTAGTGCTGAAACGTCGTCCGAGCACCATCCCGAGCATTCGGCGAACCGGCCAGCGGCACTGCACGCCCGTCGGCCCGGCCACGCTCGTCGAGCCGGATGATGCGGTCCAGCCCGGCGTCGAACAGGTCGGCGTCCTTGCCTTCGGTCACCACGACGTACAAGGCGCCGTAGGCCAGCTCTTCGACCTGCCCTTCGGTGTAGGCCAGCATCGGGATGTAGGGGTCCCGCACCGGACGGCCGACCGGGTTGCCGGCAGCGTCCCAGCCGTCGAACCGAACCGGCCCCTCCGGGTGCAGTTCAGCGAACGCGATCCAGGCGGCGAACTCCGTCTTCGCGGTGCCCTTACGCCACGAGATCCGCACACGCCGGAAGCGGCGACGACCCGCCAGCGCATGCCCCTTCGGGTACACCTCATACGCCCGGTAGATCGCTGCACGCTTCTCGGGGTCCAGCTTCGCTGGCTGGCCCTTGAGCGACCCCGGACCGAAAACCGCCCGTTCCTCGATCAGTGCGCAGACCTGAGGCCCCAGCGTCGGCCACGGCTCGTCGTCGAGGTCCGGGACGATGAAGGTGCTCACACCGCCCGCAGAATCGCCCGCGGGTCATCGGCGGCCAGCCGCCGCGTGGTGATGAATTGCGCGGCGAAGCAACAGGCCGTCAGCAGGCCGAACATCGTGCCGACCGGATGCAGGCCGCCGCCGGGCCGGATGATGATGAGCACGCCCAGCAATCCGACGACAGCGGCCACCCAGCGCGAAATGCGCACCGGCTCGCCCAGCATCCAGGGCGCGCTGGCCAGCACGATGAGCGGGGCCAAAAAGTTGATCGCAGTGGCCTCGGCCTGTGGCAGGTAGTGCAGGGTGGTGAAAAAGGCGCAGGTGGCCGCGAACATGCAGATCCCGCGCAGGACTTGCGCGCGCGGGCGCCTGCTGCGCACGATGGCCGGCCCGCGCATGGGTAGGACGATGGCCAGCACCAACACCAGGTGCAGCGTGTACCGCACCCAGGACAGCACCAGCATGGGCACGCCGGCAGCCATGACCCATTTGCCGGCGGCATCCAGCATGGGCAGCACGCACATCGACAGAATCAGCAGCCCGATGCCCAGCAAGGCGTTGGCCGGCAGCGCCCGGGATGGCTGGGCGGGCGCGGCGGCATGGGCGCCGGCGGTCGGGGTGGACTCGGTCATGACTGCGCAACTTCGGTCGGGCGGCGCGCACCGCGCCGGGGGCAAAGGGCGCATGATACGCGCTTTGCCCCCCGAGGGGGCATCCCGGTGCGCTGGGTGAGGCGGCGTGGCAGCCCATAAGCGGAATCAATCGCCGGTCATCCAAACATACGATTGGACGCCGCCGGGGCAGCTGCGCTGCAATGTCGGCTCGTGTGTTCAAGCGTTGCGATGCCTCCCGCCATGACTTCCGCCGTTTCCCCGGCCAGGCAGGTACGCCTGGCCGCCCGCAAGGCCGAGCTGACCGGGCCCACGGCCGGCCTTGCGCCAGGCTATGTGCAGGCCAACCTGGCCATCGTGCCCAAGGCCCTGGCTGACGACTTCCTGCTGTTTTGCCAGCGCAATCCGCAGCCGTGCCCGTTGCTGGCGGTATCCGAGCCGGGCGATCCGTCGCTGCCGACGCTGGGCGAGGATATCGACATACGCACCGACCTGCCGCGCTACCGGGTCTGGCAAAACGGCGAACTGGTCGACGAGCCGACCGACGTGCGCGCGGTCTGGCGCGACGACCTGGTGTCCTTCCTGATCGGCTGCTCGTTTTCGTTCGAGGAAGCGTTGCAGGCCGATGGCCTGGAAGTGCGGCACATCGCCCGCGGCACCAATGTTCCCATGTGGCGCACCAACATCCCCACGCGTGCGGCCGGACCTTTCGCCGGCCCGCTGGTGGTGTCGATGCGGCCG